CCGCCGCATGAGATTCAACGGATCTCGAACATGGCATCGCAGGGTGGTGGCAACGGCCTCGAAACCCAGTCGTTGATGCTCGCCCAACGGACCTTGTTGCCGTGGACGATCCGCCTCGAGCAGGCCGACTCTGCACTCTTGCCCCGCGGGCAGTACCTCCGGTTGAACTTGAACGCGTTCGTTCGGGCGGACATCAAGACCCGCCATGAGGTGTACTCGATTCGCCGCAACATCGGGATGAGCAACGCAGACGAACTTCGGGCGCTCGAAGACGAACGTCCGATTGGGGGGCGTGCCGGCACCACCTACTGGATGCCGGTCAACCAGGCTGACGCTGGTGCAGAACCAGTGTCGACTCCCGCAGGACAGGCCCCCACGGCCCCCGACCAGATGGACGTCACCCCATGAACAAGCGTGCCCTCCTGCACAACGTCACCGAACGGCGTCTCGCCGGCCCGGGTGCGGACGCCCAGTGGCGCATCGACCCGGGAGCTGTCGAGTTCCGCGACGCCGGCGACGGGTTCTACACCTACCGGGGTGAAGCGTCCGTGGTCGAACATCCGTACACGGTGACCGACGCGTGGGGTGACTTCGAGGAAACCATCGCCGCCGGGGCGTTCGATGTGACGCTCCGCAACAACCCGGCCGTGTCGTTCGTCTACATGCACGACATGGCAACCACGATGGCTTCCACCCGGTCCGGGTCGTTGACCCTCACCGCCGACCCGCACCTGACGGTCAACGCGAAGCTCGACCAGAACGATCTCGACGTGCAACGACTCGCCCCCAAGGCCGCACGCGGTGACGCGAACAGCATGTCGTTCGCATTCCGGGTGATGCGCCAAGAGTGGAACGACGACTACACGGTGCGGCGCATCCTCGAAGTGAACCTCAACGGTGGGGATGTGTCCGCGATCGTGACTGGTCACGGCGCGAACCCCGCCGCGTGGGGCACCCTCCGCTCCGACCTGGATCTCGACACGGTGCTGCAGTTCTTGGACACCACCGACCTCGACGACGAGCAGCGTGCCCGTCTCGCCGCATACACCACCCGGGCCGCCGTCGAGGATGAGCCCGTCACGATTTCCGAGGTGCCACAGTCGATCCGCGAAGACCTCGCGGCCCTGTACCGCCTCGGTTCTTCCCTGCACGCCGCCTAGGGCGCCGCCCCCCTCCGGGCGGGGCACCTCCGAAGGCTGGCACACGCGACGCCGAACCACCTGCGGGCCGGTTCACCTCGCGCAACCACAACCCAGTTGCGCGTACCCCTACGCGCCCACACTCACCAGGAGAAACCAGTGAGCAAGTCCTACGTTCAGGATCTGCTGGACCAGCGCGCCCGCGCTTGGGAGCAGGCCAAGGAAATTCTCGACCGTTGCGCCACCGAGAAGCGTGAGCGCACCGTCGAGGAAGACACCGCGTACACCCGTGCCAACGACGACATCGTGCGTCTCGGCCGCCTCGCAGACGAGTGGCTCGACAACGAGCGGGTCCAGAAGGAGCTCGACACGGCCCGTGAGGCCATCGAGAGCATCGTCCGTCCCGAGGTCGACCAGGCTCGCAGCCAGTCGCAGGCGTCCGCGATGGAGCGGTACATGCGGTCCGGTGACATCACCGGCCTGCCCGTGTCCGTCGATGGTGGCCGTGCAGGCGTCGAGATCGACCTGACGCCGTCGGTCCGCATGTTCCAGGCGATCCGCCAGGGCATGGACGTCCGTGAGGCCCGTGCCATCTACCAGGACGGTGGTGCGTCTGCCGGTTCGCTGGTCATCCCGACCACGTTCGCGAACAGCCTGTACCAGTACATGGAGGCCAACAGCGCGATTCGTCGCATCAGCCGGGTCATCACCACCCAGTCGGGTGAGCCGATGAGCTTCCCGAAGGTTGGGACCCACGGTGTCGGTACCCGGGTCATCGCGGAAGGGACCGTCATCGGCGGTACCGACCCGGTGTTCGCCCTGTTCACGCTGAACGCCTACAAGTACGGCCAGCTGGTCAAGGTGTCGAACGAGGCCGCAGCCGACCTCGGTTTCGACCTCCTCGGCTTCGTGGCGGAGAACATCGGTCGGGCCGTGGGCCGCATCACCGACACGGCATACGTGTCCGGTGACGGTACCGGCGACCCGAACGGTGTCGTGACGGCAGCGTCGGTGGGAGCCACGACCGGTGGTTCGCTCATCGCCCTCGGTGGTGGTGCGGCGACCGCAGCGACCGGCAACATCGACTGCCTCATCAACCTGCAGCACTCCGTCGTCGACGCCTACCGGAACAACAACTCGGCATGGGTCATGCATGACTCGACCGCCGGGACGATCCGGAAGCTGAAGGACGGCGGCAACGGCACCATCGGCGCGTACATCTGGACGCCGGCGACGACGATCGACTCGCAGTCCGGTAACCGGATGCCCGACCGTCTCCTCGGTGACCCGGTGTACACCGATGTGAACTTCGGGACGAACGGTTCCGCGGTGAAGCCGGTTGCTTACGGCGACTGGTCTGCCTACTGGATCCGCGACTCGGGTTCGTTCCGCCTCGAGCGCAGCGACGAGCGTTACTTCGACAGCGACGAGATCGGCTTCCGCGGCTTGCTGCGGACCGACTCCGACCTGGCCGACACGAACGCCATCAAGCTGCTTCAGCAGGCGGTGTAGGTCGTCGGCCCAGGGACCGACGCGGAGGGGCCGGGGTCTACGGACCCCGGCCCCCTCCATTCCCTGGACTTTCCCTGTCTCTCCACCCTGGGGGGTTCCCTGATGCAAGAGGTACACGTCGCGCGTGTCGACCTGGACGAGACGTTGAAGCGTCTTGCCCGGGACGGCAACCAGATCCGTGGAGTGGTCGACTCGGAGAACGTGGGCGAAGTCGTCGTCCGGTTCGAGTCCCGCACCGAGATCCGGGAGGACGTGTGAGGATCCTGTTGCACAGTAACGGACCTCAGACCCCAACGGGTTATGGGGTGCAGACCGCGCTTCTGGCCCGCCGCCTCCGTGATGCCGGCCACGAAGTCGCGATCAGCGTCTATTGGGGTCATCAGACGGGGCTTGGCAACTGGGAAGGCATCCCGCTGCTGCCCTGTTCGGGGGAGTCGTACGGCAACGACATCCTCCACGAACATGCGATCCGCTGGTTCGACGGGGATCCGTTGGGCGGGTGGATCATCCCGATCATGGACGTGTTCGGCCTGTCGAACCCGTTGTTGCGGGACTTCAACGTCGCCGCATGGACCCCGATCGACCATGATCCGGTGCCGCAAGCCATCCTCGACTTCTTTCAACGCAGCGACGCGACCGCTATTGCCATGTCGAAGTGGGGTCAGGACCTGCTCGCGAAGCAGGGTGTCGACTCGTTCTACGTGCCGTTGTCGGTGGACACGTCGGTGTTCAAGCCGATCCCCGACGCGAAGCGTGTCTGCGGCCTGCCCGACGACCGGTTCGTCGTCGCCATGAACGGCATGAACAAAGGCTGGGCGATGCACCGCAAGGGCTACCCGGAAGCCTTCCTGGCCTTCGGACAGTTCGCCCGCAACCATCCCGACGCCCTCCTCTACATTCACGCCGAACAGTGGGGCATGTACGCCCAAGGCATCAACCTCATCGAGCTCGCCGCGAAGTGTGGCATCGGTGAGAACCAGATCAAATTCGTCGACCAGTACGCCTACCGGTGCGGGTTCGTTCCCCAGGAACAGCTCGCCGCCGTCTACAGCGCGGCTGATGTGCTGCTCGCCCCGTCCCGTGGGGAAGGGTTCTGCATTCCGTTGATCGAGGCGCAAGCCTGTGGGACGCCGGTCATCGTCACCGACTTCTCAGCCCAGTCCGAGCTCGTCGGCGCAGGATGGAAGTTGCCGGCGCAGCCTGATTGGGAAGCCGCGCAGGGTGCGTGGATGGCAAAGGCCGACATTCCGGCGATCATGCAGGCCCTCGAGGAAGCGTACGAAGAACGCGGTTCCCAAGTGAACCGAGATTGTGCGATCGCGAAGGCCCGCGAGTACGACGCCGATCTGGTGTTCGACACCTTGTGGAAGCCGGTACTCGGCCAGATGGCGGGGGGCCGGACCCCGGATGCCGTGAAGCCACCGATTCCCGATGCGGATGGTGTCGCGGTCCTGGTGCCAGTGTTGGACGGGGTGCAGAACGTCGCTCCGCTCGTCGAGTCGTTCGTCAATGCGGGTGACCCTGCAACCCTCTACTTCGTGTGCAACCCGGCCGAAGCCGACCTGTACGCCGACGCGGTCGCAGCGACCGGCGCAGACCATGTAGAAGTCCTCGTCTCCGGGCGTGGGTC